CCCTTGTCAGAAAGAAGACGTCGGCACTTTGATCGCAGCTCTCCTGGGGTTGCAGATGGCGTGTCGTCTACATTTATGTCTGCCCGCTCAATCTCATATACTCCTGCAGCAATTCGAGCAAGGTCCATTCCATTCTGCACTCCCTGACGGATATTCTGTAGAGGCACACCACTAGAAGAGGAAAGCATGCGGGCACCAATCTGCTCAGAGCTCATCTCGATGGAGAAGATAGCAATCTTCTTGCCAACGGCTGCTGCATTCATAGCCATCGTCGTAGCCAGGGCTGTCTTCCCGACGCTAGGGCGTGCGGCAATGATGATCAGGTCAGACTTCTGCCATCCGCCTGTGACTCGGTCGATGCTAGAGATGCCGGTAGGTACACCAGCCCTGCTTTCCCCCGCCGCGATGCGAGCGATGCGGTCGTAGGCACGGCCCACCATCTCTGGTGCTGTCCAGAACCTACCGCTGCGCTGGCTTCGGCTGGCGGAGAAAAGGATCGACTCGGCCCTGTCCAGGGCTGACTCAGTCGAATCTGGCGAGCTGTACCCCAGCTCTGCGATCTTGCGAGCTGCTTCAATCAGCCTGCGGTAGACCGCGTTGTCCGCAACGATCTTCGCATACGCCTGCGGATTACCGGCGTATGGAGTAGATGTCATAGTCTCTGTGATGATGTTGGCGATACCCGGGTACGCCTTAGCCTCCTCGTAGACAGTTACCTGGTCGATAGGCTCGCCCTTGGAGTCAAGGCGCTCGAAGGCACCCCAGACTTCCTGTAGGCCCACGTTGTAAATGTCGTCCCTCTTAATCAGCTCAGAAAGCTGGCTGAAGATGGACGGATCAATAAGGACGCTACCTACAAGAGCCTGCTCTGCTATCTGGTCATGCGGTGCTAGATGCATACTAAGCCTTCTTCTTTCGTGGCTTGTAGCACTTGCTGCAATAGAGAAGAAGCCCGCCAGACTCGTTCTTCATGAGATCGAGCAGCCCATGCTTCTTCCCTTCGGATGGGCAGTAAACCCAGAAATCCTGTACTTCATTCATTTCGGCCTCCGTTGCACTCTCGATATACTACTCCACCCCAGATTCCAAAGTCGTCACTGTGGGATGAGATGCAAGCCCAAGACTCGCAATACATGCAGTTTAGGGCATAAACCTTGGGGTCGTCAACCACAAGCCTCAAGAACGTGTGACCATTCCTGACAGCTCTCTCGACAGCCCAGTCCAGCATCTTGTGAACCATTGGGACGTCCCAGTTACCCCTGTAGTAGCGCCCCTTAAATTGATCCCTAGTGTATGCCATTTCCATAGATGGCCTCCTTCCTATGGGCATCCTAGCAGAAGACCAGGGAACGGTCAAGTTACCCTGGTCTGGCTTATAGGAATCTCTGGGCGCGTTTTCCCGACTAGATCCCAGTAGTCGATGCCATATTTGTCGCAGTAGTCTTTTAAGGACATACCCTGCTTTATGGCGTCGCGCCGGAAAAACTCAGCCGCTTCGTCTTTGGGTTTCTTGCTCATACTTCCTAATGATCTCTATGGCCAGGGCTACGCCCCCGGCGGCGGCGTGTGCAATGGTGTCGACGTCGCCGCGAACAATCGAAGAACGTACTGCCTCTATTTGCTCCGCCGTAAACCTTCTGCCGGAGATGAGACGCTCCAGCTCCAACTCAGCCCTGCTTGCCATCGTTGTCCCTCGCAAGAGTCGACCACTTCTGCTCACCCAAAGAGATCATGATCATGGCATAGTTGGCAATGTCGACCAGGGCGTCCCGGACTTCCGGTCCGTACCAGTCCTCGTTTAAGTTTATCTTGCCGCCCTCGATGCTGCCGCTCATGGAGTTCCAAACCCTTGCGCACTTGTCAGACGCCAGTCGAGAGAACACACCATGAGGGCCAAGGGCTTCGATGTTGGTCGGTCCATAGCCGCGCTGACGAGAGACCAGGATTTCCCAGCAATCACCGTACAGGCTATAGAAGTAATCCTTGAATGCCTCCGGCACTTTGTACACGGTATTAGTACTCTGCATATGTTGCCCGATTAACGCTGCGCTCCTTGCTAAATCCGTCCGGGTATCGCTTCTTAAGCTTCTTAACATTTGCCTCAGCGACCTCTCCCATGTCAAGCTGTAGCACGCTGCAGATCTCTGCCACATACCACAGGACGTCGCCAAGCTCCTTTGCAACCTTATCCTGGTCCAGAGGATGCCCATGCCCGAGTACCTTCTTTAGGTAATCAACCACTTCTCCGGCCTCACCGGCAAGGCCCATAGCTGCTATAGCAGTCCTAGCCTCGATGCCGTCAAGCTCGTCGAATGCTCCGGAAGTGCTAGATGAAATCTTCTGGTATTTTGTGAAGTCAATGCTCATCTTCCAACCTCTCTTCTATCGCGGCAGCTGCTCTACCGCGAGCTATGAATGATACCACGATAAACCTGTGACGACAATTGCCACACAAGTACATCCTTGCAACGTATTGCCTGCTCCCATGGATCAGGAACTTCCTAGCCCTCTTTCGGTGAGGAGATACTGCCTCACTATCACACTGAGGGCAAGTGAAGTGAATCATCGCTTACGGTCGTACGCCAGAGCGACAAGGAGCACTCCAAGCACGGCAGCAAATGGCTGCGGGGCCGTGCTAGATGCGGCCGCTGCCACGGCCAGAACGATGCGCTGCTTGCCGGCCTGGTCGCTAACCGGGGCCGTAATCCTCTCCATGACTCGTTGCGCAAACTTGGGCTGCTGCTGTACTTCCTCAGGCGTCGTCGCCATGGTCAACTCCCTTCCAGATCTCAGCTGCAACCTGGGCTGCAACTTCAACTGCTGTGTCATTTCGCTCGCCGTACTCTGAGTCGACTTCCTGTGAATCGTAAATTGTCTGCAGCACTCCGGCGAATATCACACGCCACTCCATCAACGCCTGGTCGATAGACGGCTTGCTCTTTGCTTTCTTTGGAATCATTTCTTCAACTCCTTGATGCTCTTGGCGTCGCGATCCTTGTCGCTGATCAAGACCTCGATCCCGCCAAGTGCCGCGGTGTCCCACGACACTCCACAGGTCAGAGGGTCTACACCGAACTCTAGTCCGGGACGGTAGACGTCAGAGCACGCATACGCCACGGTAGTTCCCTCCTCCAATGCCAGGAACCCACGTCCCCAGTTATCCGGAGCCCAGAAGATCTTCCCATCCCCTGCCGACATGTGGTGCGTTACAACCTTACCGAAGTCCCCTGACGTCACGTCAAGGTTAACGGCAACGATCTGTGCGCTACCGAATGGAACCCACATAGCCTTAGACATTCCTGTCTGGGCATGGATGCCACGAAGCGTGCCCTTCTTGCTCTTGCTCATATTTATCTGACGGATTACGCCAATCGAATTCATGACGTCGTCACCTTCTTTAGCAACTTCCTGGAAGAACCCACGTGAGTCCAGGAAGATTCCCTTACTCAGTATCTTCGGTGTCTGATCCATATCTCCCTCCAAACCACTCTTTGAAATCATCCAGGGTTGTTACCACGTACGCCCGGCGCTTGACCCCTGGTCCGTCAGCGCTTGCAAAGACTACCGCTTTGAGCTGCGATGCGTTCGGCTTAAGAGACTCAAGAAGCCCCCAGACCTTCTCCGAGAAGTTGGACGGACCGGATTTGACTTGAATGACCAGCCACTCGTCGTGTCTGCCCCCATCAGCCTTCCCTCCAAACATTCCTGTACGAGAAATGCCAAGTTCCTTACACGCCCATAGCTCAATTGAGTTTCCCCTCTTTCGATTATTCCTACCGCGCCGTTGGGCTGCAGTAAGAGGACCCTTTATTGCCATCTACCCTCCTGAGAACCACCTTGGCCACCCCATGATGGAGCGGGATTCCAAGCGCTTCGAATAGTATCGGACTTAGATCGACCAGTCGTTTTCCGGTGCAGCCGGCACAATGGTCGACTACTTTGGCGATGACGCACTTGCCGGTCTTGACCGAACATACCTGAATATTATACGGCGTGTCGTTCCACCTGAATGATTTAACCGCCGCAAAGTTTAGAACCTTGTTCTTTCCACGAGTGTACCAAGGGTTGTTGTAGAGATGACTGGACTTCATTGGCGAGTCGTACCATGACGCCCACCCCTTGTCCTTGTCAGCTGGACCCGGGAGGCAGATCGACATGACCGACGCCAAGACCAGTGCTACCAGAGCTGCTCCTCGCCTCGATCTTCTTTAGAGATCTCGGCCGAGTTAATCGGGTTGCGCATCCACATCCAGACGCTCTTTACAATGTCTGCCGGAAGGTGCGCACACCACTCGCACTCCGCATGGTCACGCTTAGAGTACTCGCGGTCCAGGGCGCATCGAGAAGCCTCGATTACTGCCCTGGCACCGCTGAACTCTACGGTCACTTGCGAAGTGGCCCAAAGATTAGTGGGCTAGCCTCGACAACATTGAAGTCGACGAAGTACCGCTTGCCATCATCGGAGAGCTTCTTCTCTCCGCTGTAACGGCCAATGACATGAATGTGCGGTCGAGGATCCCGGCTGTCTGACTCCAGCTTCTTTGAGTACGAAGCGTAAATCTTCTCGACGTGCTCACACAGACCCTCATCGAACACGGTAACCGATGCGTTCAGGTACCGTACAGTCGGCTCTGGGCCCTGCTTCTTGCTGGCCACCCACGAATCATACTCAGATGTCTGAGCCTGCCCGCGGAAGGTCAGGGCGTTTACCCCAAGCTTCTCGATGCGCTTGCGCACCGGAGCCTCCTTGCCAAACCAAAGATCAAGTCGTTCCATTAGAAGTCCACCCCTTCAAAGTCTGCAGGCGCTGTCTTGGCGGGCGCCTTTGCCGCTGGCTTAGCCTCGAAGATTCTAGCAGCTGCGTCGGCAATTGTCTTGTCGCCGCTGTCATTCTCCGGGTCGTCGCCTGTTGGGATCAGGAACGCCGTGAGAAGGGCGTACTTCAGCGCACCTGTGGCCGCCTTGTACGCAGCCTTGTCGCTGCTGTCTGATCCTGTGCCGATGGACTGGAACGTAATCGTCTCGCCAGTATCTCCATCAGTAAGTGTCCACGTAAAACGAAGTGTCAACAGAGTCTGCTTGCCGCTAGGCGTAAGCCCCTCTGCAACAACATCGACCGACGATGGAACCATCGACACGTTGTTCTTTGCCATCTCCTCACGGACCGCGTCCGCTACGTCGGTGGCCATTACGTACTTGTACCCCTGGGCCTGGTTCGTACCAGACTTGCGGATGTATCCCACTGCCTTCATGATGTCCACGAGCTTGGCAGCTAGGGTCTTCTTGGCCTCAGCCATTTGTACCTCCTAGACATTCCGTCCGCCAATTGCACCATCCACACGGCCACTTCCGTGTGTCGGCCTCTGGCAACCGTGGCGGTTTCCGGTCGCCGTAGTAGTCTAGCACATTTAGGATTCTCCTGGCTCGGTCCGCCCACGACGGCACGTCCACCTGGAACTCGAGGATATCGTAGTTCTCTTTGTCGACGTACACGACCCACGCTTCGATGTCCTGAGCTCCAATAAGCCTGGCATATGATGCCACCTGTATGGCATGCTCGGGCTTCGGCTCCTTAAGCCTGATGAACCCCTGGTGCTTAATACTCTTGAACTCAAGGACTACCACCTTGCCGCTTTCCAGCTGGAGCAGAGCATCGATGTTACCGGCGAAGTCAAACTCGTCCGACACTACCGGAACCTCGAATCTAATCCTGTCCCCGTAAGCTTCCCGCAGTGCCTTCTCCAGGAAGTCACCAACCGCATTCCCCATTGCGAACACTCGCAGTGTGTCATCGGTAAATGGCTCCGAAGCTGGCACGCCGTTGGCGGAATACCAGTGCGCCCGGACGCAGCCGCCAAGAAGGCTGCCGCGCCACTTGCGCTTCGATGGTCGACCGACCTCGCTACGAGCCCGGAGGACCTCTGCGATCCTATCCTTCACGTGCATATTCTCACCTAGTCTCAGATAGTTGAGGGCCCCTGCGGAGACCTACGCAGGGGCCCTCGTAGAAATTGGTCTCTACGACCTTATTCTCTCACGTATCTTTCTGGTTGTCAAACCACGTCCGTAGCTGCTCCAGCCTTGTTGGGTATTGCTTGCCGTAAGAGAGGATCGAGGACCGTATTCCTGCCATGGCACCGATATCTCCAACCTTGAGGAGAGGGGCCAGCTCAGCGGAGATGCTGTTGTACCGGGAGCAGTCCATGGCGTAATCACGCTTGTCCGGCTCCTTCGACTCAGACCAATCCACATCGATGCCAAGGTAGTGTGCCGCAGAACTGGCAATGTCGCTCACCGTAGTGTTCTCCGACGCTACGTTGACCACCTTGTTAGTCCATAGGCCGGAGATGCCAGCCAGTAGCATGGTCTTTGCCGCGTCAGAAACGTGGAGCATCGGGCGCCTGGCCTGAGCCTTTGGCCTGATGACCCCTGAGTGGATTCCTTCGTGCATGAAAGCATTCACTACGATATCTCGCCTGAAGTTGGGAGACCCTCCCCAGAGCGTACCCATCCTCAAGATGGCGTACTCCCAGTGGCTACGAACCACCTTCTCCGCCTCCACCTTGCTTATCGCGTATGCGGTGAGCGGGTTGAATGGATACCTTTCATCGGCTATGTCTGTCGATGGGATTGCCCCATAGACAGAAGCCGATGATGCAAGAACGTGTCGCGCATCCGGGTACCGGGCGCACAGCGCCTCGACCAGGATCACGTTCGTTGCATGGGTTAAGTCCTTGTAGGCATCCCCCATCGGGTCGTTGGAGATCGCGGCCAGATGGTAGATTACGTCGTATGAGCTGCTATCCAAATCTTTAATCGCACTGTACTGAGCATCAACCTCGTACACCATGTCCTCTTTGATCAGGGTGGCTGACTGCATGCCGTTGTCGAGACCATGGACAATATGCCCCCGCATCTTGGCCATGTTGGTTAGTATCGAACCGACATACCCTAGGTTGCCGGTGATCAGCATCTTCATCGTCTTTCCTCTGCCTTTGCATCACCCTTTAGATACTCCTCGAGAGCCAGGGCCCAATGCCTTGGCCTTGCTAGCTTCGTGTTCTCAAGAGCTCCGAACTTAGGGCGAAGCTTGTCGTTGCGCTCTGACCCAGAAACCTTGACCTTAGTGCGAAGCACCTCGAAGATGTAAGCGGTGAAGTCTTTCCAGTTTGTAGAGCCTGAGTTTGTTGCATGGAATATCCCACTCATCCCAGGCTCAGCAGCCACGTCCAGGATAATCCCAGCAACGTCTGGTAGGTACGTTGGAGAGAAGTACTGGTCTGTTGGCATGTCAAGCTTGCCGGCTGATATACCCTTGGGCACGATAGCGTCCACAAAGTGTGCACGCTCCGGGCTAGGGTAGATACCCCATGGCGAGGCGATCCTTACGACCGCCCCGCCCAATGCTAGTACTTCCCGCTCACCCGCTGCCTTTGTAGCCCCATAGACGCACAGTGCGTCGGTGGGGTCGTCCTCTTTGCGCTTACTATCATGCGAGCCGCGGAAAACGTAATCCGTAGACAAAAAGACCTGCCTAGGCCCCCTCTGAGAGAGGAGCCTGGGCAGGTCGATATTTACCTTCATTGCTGTTGCCTTGTCTTTTTCGCACGAGTTAAGGTCACGGAACGCTGCCGTGTTGATTACAACGTCGCAGTCGGAGACGGCGAGGATCAAGTCCTCCTCGTCAAACCACGTGCGGTTGGGATCAAATGCACGGTTAGAAACCGTAGGCCCATCGGCACGGCCAATGAGTACGATGTCAAGCCCTGTTTCCTTAGCCTCGGCAACGATGTGTTGGGCGACTTGGCCGCTGCCGACCACGCCCACTCTCATCGGTGCATTACGTGAACGAGCTTCTTTAGCTTTCCGAACACGTCCCTAAGGACCAATACGTCTGCTTCGCAATGTTCGATAATCAATTCGTACGCATCCTTGTCCCCGTGGTCAGCGCGATCCCAGATACGCACGTCGAGCGGAGTCTTGGAGTTGTTGACTTCGAAGTACTTAGACACGTTCTCTAGAGACTTGCGTCCAATAGCAAGAGCAGATCCGGTGGCCTTGTACATAAGGTCCACGTGCATCTGTGGCTCGCACGGCTTGAGATCGTTCTTCAATAGTCGCGAGTTGATGACAGGAATGTCGAACAACTTTCCGTTCCAGGAATAGAGCACGTCGAACTCCTCGAGACGGCGGGCGTAAGCCTCGACCAACTTGGAGTCGTCAAGCCAATTCTTTCCTGGATGCGTGTCCAGCGTGTACGTCTCGACGTTTCCGAACTGATCGGCAATCGATCCGACTAGCATCCGGCGCCAGCTGGAGTAAGTGCTTTCAATATCAAAGAACCCGACGTTGACTCCGATGTAGTCATCTCCGCCGGGCGTATACAGAACTCCTGAACTATTAACAGTTCTGTTTAGCTTCTTATTAGATTTTCGAGTATTCTTTTTGTCCAGTCCTTCTGTACTATTATACAGTTCTGATGTGCCTTCGTCAACGTCTGACCCATAGGCCTTAAGCTTCTTCTGGACCTGGTCCTTGGTTAGGCCGATCTTCTCGCCTATCTGAGAGAATGACAGACCCTGATCTTTCAGCATCTTGATGATCCGTATCTCCTGAGACATTAGTTTCCCCCAAGCTTTATCGCCTGTAGTATGAAGGACATGACTGCCCCTAGGGCGCTAATAGCGATCCCCACCCGCCATCGTAGCGCAATTGACCGATCACGTCCAGCCTCGTCCAATGCCTCAGACCTGGTCTGGAAATCCTCTACGTCCCTTAGGCGTGTCTCGATACGGTCCAGGCGCTCGGTAAGGTCCTCCCTGACGCTGTTGATCGCGGACATAAGGGCCTGGAATTGAGCGTACGACATTAGAAATTGTTACCATTGATAAGCTCCAAAGTAAGCTCCTCGTGTCCATCCGAAAATCCAACCCAGTCCATTCCGGCTATGTTCAAGGACTCGTTGGGAAGATTTACGTTCCCATGCACCACGTGAACAGCAACTGAGTCACCAAGATCGAACCCCTCCCACGGCTTAAGGGCTTCCTCCTTGACGACAATGTTTACGGTCTTGGTGTTATCTGACTTAGAGGAGTCTGCAAGCCTGGTAGCCTCCAGGTCAGCGGCTATGTCATCAACAAGCCCTGCCCTAGTCTCTAGCAGGGGGATCTCACCGTAGATGGACGCCTCCCCTGTGGTTGCTGTAGATCCGTCAATTGAAATACCTACAGCCCCGCCGCTCGACGTACCAGCAAGGAACGGCGTGGACGGGATGACGCGGATATGAGTCTTTACACTTGATGTTCCGGGACTGTACGAGTAGGACCTAATTGTCTCAGGATATGACAGCCTAATCGTGTCTATGTTTGAGGACGATACGTTGTACCTAATGCGAAAATCTCCGTTGTAGCTTCCGGTGGAGGACGGATGGGATATGCCGAATATTGTCTTTGCTCCGTCCGTTCTTGATGCCATCTCAAGTCGTGCGGTGTTGGCAAGGTATGTTACCGGTGGCTCTCCGGCACTGAATGTGAGAAGTGTCGTGAAGGGGGACCCGGATACCGACCTGGAAGCATACCTCATCCGGCTAAGCGGGAAGGTTGTTTTTGCGGCGTTGAACACTCGGTCGAATATCTCGGTAAAGGTCTCATAACCTGTCCCTAACGTAAACTTATCCGTTTTACCTGGGTTCTTTGTACGTATCCAGTGAGCGTACCCTTTTCCGGAGCTTGTTCGATATATGGCACCGTGTATGTGGGCGCTGTACGTAACCCCTTTTCTCAGGGCGAACTTCCCCTTGTTTGTCTCGAGGGCAGAGTCTGCAGCGGCAGTAGTGCTGCCATTTGATATCATTATTGCCCTCATGGCAGCCTTCGTCTCATAGGGGTAAAGAGTAACAGAGCAATCGTTAATAGCAAATGTTGAGTCCCCAGTAAAGGTGGCTTCGTACACTCCGCCAGTATTAGCCGGAACGCTTGGAGATTCAGGAGCTGGAGGAGTTGCGTCTAGGCGGAACCTCCACGTTTTAGTTGATTCGAAGTTTGCCGTAATAGTTCCCGCCCACACGGCATTCCAGATTATTGTAGAGCTAGGGGTAGTTACTGTAGACCCGTCTATTACAAGGGTGTCGTTTACCTTCGACGTCACATCAATTTGTTCTATCCTAAGGTTTGCCTTGTTGGAAAACCATACTTGAGCCCCTGGAGCGGTTTCCCCAGACGGGTCGTCGTCCCCATCGGTTCCGCTAAGAGAGGCGCCGTCAGAAAACCCAAAGATGGTTTTTAGGAAGTCTGCGGTAGCAGTCGAAGGGGCTATGTCAGGAGAGATAAAGCTAGTAGACGTAAAGGTAAGGGCAACCGTAGGGGTGTAGTATTGATTGAACACCGCCATGTAGTCGATTCCTCGAAACGTGGTTTCGTTCTCACCGACCTCAGCATCATCAAGGATGCCGGCCCCTACCCATTTGTAGTCGTTTGCCTCTACGTCATACCTATGTATCTCGTAGTGTCTGGTAAGAGGAACACAGTCCAGAATTAAAGGGTGGTTGTTCGGAAGAACCCAATACGCCTCTCCTACCTCGTTGGCACGCTCCGACACGCCAACCTCAATGGGGTCGTATATGGCAGATGCGACAGAGCCTCTCCATCCCGTAGACGTGTCTAGACTGTAAAGGATGATCCGGAACTTGCCGGTGGCTAGGCTCACAGCCAAGCCTCCCGGTAGATTATTGAACCTCCAGAGGCGCTTCCGCTTAATACGACGTTTCCACCGGAATATATGGCGCCAAAGCCGGTCATGAGAACCTCATTGAACTTCCCTTGAGATATGGTCCCGGTTGACGAACCGATCCTAAGTGTCGCCCTTCCGTGGTCGATGTAGTAGCTAGTGCCCGACGAAAGACCGATAAGAGAAACTGTCTTACCGCCAAGGGTGTAAGAGGCGCTGGTGCCGGAAGCTGTAACAATTACCGTAGGGTAATACTTATAGTTCCCGGTGTACGGAACGGTTGTCGTCCCTACCGATATTGAAACGGTAGACTCCGAAACAGAAATTTTTCTCGGGTCCTTGGAGATAAAGGCAAGTTGCGTGTTGGTTGCAAACCCCTTGGCAGACGCGCCAATGGACTGGTTCTTGGTAACTCCTATCGCAGGAGTGGCCGTAGGCCTAACCAACATGTATACCTGCTTAGTGGTAACTCCAGTCGGGGAATAGAACCTTAGCTGCCTAAACCCGTCATCCGTTACAAACGGGTCAGGGTAAGGGTCCATAGACCCGCTAAGAGTGTCTATCTTGTCCCAGAAATTGCCAATTGTGCTCCCGTAAACGGATACAACCAGGGCGACATTTCTTGGGCCCAGAAAGGCCTCTGCGCCCCTAATTCCGTCCCTCTGTGCTTCCTCCACTGTGTATCCCCGGACACTGGACGCCCCAATGTTCGCGCCGTCAACGGCGTAACCGGATAGAGGGGTTGCAGGGCCAAGAGCAGAGGTAATCGTATTTATTTCCAGGAACGTAGCAGATGCAGTCTGCAGGCTGATGGGCTGGTTAAAATCCATTTATGCCACCCGGCGCATGCGTCGGATTCGGCGTAGTTCGTCCTTCCATCGCTGCCTGGCGCTAAAGGCAAGCTGGTTCATGCCGATTGGGGTTACGTCAGTTGCGCCAGAGGATACCTGCCACTGCTGGAATGAAGCTCGGTCGCCAACGAGTCGGTATAGAGCCTCCGACTGGACGAATACCTTTACGGCATTCTCCGCCGAGGCATCTAGGTCTACTGTAACAGAAGATGCAGACACGCCTGAAGCGCAGATGTTGTATGTTCCATATCCGTAGACTCGAAGAACTGAGGGGGAGGCTATTGTGTACCCAGGCGGGAAATACAGCACTCCTCCATGGATCTCCCATCCGGAGTTAGCTCCCTCACCACTTGACGTGACGATGCTTTCTAGGTACCCAGTGCGGCTTCCGATTGAGCCTCCGAAGACGTCTATTCGGAATATTGTCAAGAACCTGTCGCCACCGGCAGTGTTCGTCGTAGTCGATATATCTACCGTCTTCAGTCCATTTGAGATCAAAGGAGAAGTGTAGTTGTACTCCTTGACAATCTCCTTGGGGTACACTCCCTCTACGTGCTGAACCCCAAGGTTGATCAGGGACTTGATTTCCGCCTCTGACCATGTCAGGGCGTTCGGGTCGCGAAGATCCGACTGGATATCGTCTATGAGATTTTGGAATGTCGCCATCAATCTTCCTTCTTTCGTAGGCCATAGTTCGGGTGCTCAGCGGCCCAGCGGAACACTTCGGCCCACTCCTGGGCCCTTTCCTTGTAGTCGTACTCCTTCAAAATGCGCTCCTTGGCTGCCCCGGCAAGCTGGTCCCTTAGGTCCTTGCTTTCCACCAGCGACTTCATTGCGCTGTACCATTCTGATCTGGTCGATGCCAGCATTCCGTCCACGCCATGTCGGACCATGCTGTAAGGGGACTCCCCGTACTTGAACTTCTGTCCAACGAACGCAGCCCCAACCATTGTGTACTCAAGCCAGTGAAGCTCAGACTTGTTCCTGTCAAAATCGTCGCCGACCAGTGGAGCTATCCCTATATCTGGGTAGCTTCTTGTGAGGGTTTCCGCAAAGCCCCGGATGTTCTCAACGTAGTGGTATGCTTCGTCAAAGAACGGAGCGATCACGTGTTCTGTGCCAGGGTTGACCCCAATAAACACATTCCAAAGCTTCTTGACAGGGCTGCGCAACTCCTCTATGGCTTTGCCGCAGTACCCCCCTACAAACCTCTTTTTTCCGTGGTCGTATTCTCCGCCGTAGTCTCGCATTCGCACCGTGCTTCCATAGTAGACCACACGCGGAAGATCGCCACTGATGTCAGGACGGCTATGCTCAGTAGTATAAATCGACGGATCAATTGCATTTCTTATTATCCTAACGCTGTCATTGAATTTGCCATAGTAATCTGCTATCGGCTTTGTGCTTGTAGTGATGACGTCTGCACGCTTGGCCATTCTCTCGATAAGCGGCCACTCCTGGACCACGTCCGGGAAGTAGCCATTCCACGGTTTTATGAAGAAGTGATTGTCGTCTGTTTCGTATATGATTCCCTTGTTGTGGGCTCGGCTCTCAAAGGCCGGCCAGGTCATCTCCGTGATACCGTCTCGAAGATCCATCTTGTGCGGGTGGGACCTTATGACCTCACCGTCTTTACTTGCCAGTCCGCACGTATTGCATTTGGCAGAGCAGTTATAGTATCGGCGGAACATAATCACGTCCGCCCAGTCGATATCCTTTGTGTCAATCTTTAGGAGGCCCTTCATCATGGCCTCGTCCTGGCTCATGCCCGCCGCCAGGGGGTGAGAAACAAATTCGACCTTGTCGATATGCCGCATCTCGATCCCGAGCCTCTTAAGCTCCTCATCGAACATGTGGCCACGAAAATATGCGCAAGGGCCCTGCTCGGCAGTCCCCCAGACTAAGACCTTGACAGTATCAGCCATATCGGTTATCCTTCCATGGCTGGGTGTAGAGGGGCTCCGACGGCCAACTTGCGGTACAACCGCCGGAGCCCCACTCAGCTAACTATGCTGAGATTAGACAGAGACCGTAGCCTGTGTCTTCAGGATGCGATAGCGGGCGCCTGCCTCATCGAGGAGGAGCGAGCCGAAGCGCATCTTGTAACCGACCAACGCCTTCTGTGCGAGTGGGTCGGAGTGATCGCCACCAGGAGCCACAAAGTAGCTCTGGAGGGTCTGCGAGTCACCGATGGTGTACGCGTCTGGGCTCAGGAAGAGAGCGTTATAAACGTTCCCTGACGAAGCGCCAGCAGTGTCGTAAACCTTCGAGTCGGATGACACGATGAAGCGCACGCCAGCAAACTGCCCAATCTCATTCGTGAGAAGTGGGGTGTTGTTGACGTACTTGTGTGCCTCGATCCAGCCGTTGACGCTGGTGTCTGACACGAGGTCATACTCCTGCGCTGGGTGGATGATGCAGCGATACGTGCCATCAGCGAACTGAGGAACGTTTGCGCCCTTGAGGCGAGCAACCATTTGCTTAACGAATGCACCGGTTAGCACGCCCGCAGCAGCAACTGCGCTGTTGGCCGTGTTCTGGGTGAGGGTCGTTGCGCCGGTTGCGCCGAAAATTGCGCTGGTCTTAGCCGAGCTGTGGATCTTATCTCGGACCATGACGTCCATCGAGCGAGTTGCCTGATAGGCAATGCGCTCCGCAGCGATCCCGATGAGATCGTGTGGGTTGTCGATCTGAGCAAGGTCCGTCACGGCGACGGTTGCACCGTACTGATCAGCAGTGAAGAACTCGCTCGAGATCGTCAAGGCCTGATCCGTTGGCGCGGTGCCTTCCGAAAGCGTCGACGTAACGACGCCAAGGTCAGCGTATCGTGCGTAGCGAAGGGTGTTCGTTCCCTTCACAAAACGCGCAGGGACATACATCCCTGGCATCGCATGCACTGCACGTGCACGCAACTCCTCAAGAGCTCGCGCCGCAACAAGTTGCGTTACGAGATCAGAGAAGTTCGTAGTAGCGGTACTAGTTGTAGCCACTTTCTTACCTCAATCTTTACTCAAAGAATGGATTGCCAAGCGATTTAAGCTCATCGGCAATTGCCGCGGCATCGCGCTTGGTATTAACTTTGGGTTCAGATCTTCGTGGGTTGTTAGGGTCAACCAGAGATGTCGTCTCCTCACCGCTTACAGTACGCGCATCGGCAATGAATTTCTCGAAAGCAGCAGCCCTCGAGTCTTCGTCTAGTCCGGCAGTGTCCTGCAAAAGCTGATTGTAGAGAGGATATTCTCGTGCGAGCCTTTCCCTCTTTGCCTGTTCCCGACTGGATGTGATCTCGCTTTCCAGGGCCTTGATCCGGTTCTGGGCCTTGTCGTATTCCGACATGCTCTGTTCCTCGATCTGTGCCTTGAACTTTGCTAGATCGTCCAGCTGGCGCTTAGCATCATCAAGTTCCTTCTTGGTTGCCGTCAGCGCCTGGTCCTTACCAGCAAGACGCTTCTTCCAAGTGGTAACGTCTTCAGAGCCCTGAGTGGGTTCCTCGGCCACAGGCAAATTGTCCTGCACGTCAAGGGGGGCCGACTCTGTGACTCCTTGTGTCACGACTTCGTCCGTCATGCGTTCCTCCTATTTTTCCAAATGCAACGCCAGGTGGCGCTACTTGTTTGGCTCAACATAATCAACAGGGCCATCGAAGTAATCCCATACTTCTGATCCGACCCCGCCGAATCTCTTTAGAACTCCGTATACGTTTTGCGTTGCGCCCTGCTCGGCCAGCGCCCTAATGGCGTAGAATGGGTCTGCCTGGGCAGGCTCTCGTCCCGGTGCGGGAGGCCTTCCGGCACGCTCAAGCTGCATTAGGTATGCATTAAGCCACTTTGGACCGCTCACAGAAATATCACCTGGAACGGCCGGGAAAAGCTGCTTGAACATGAATACCGCATCCGACTTGAACAGCGCGTCCATCCCTTCTGGGTCAGTCTCCGCCCATGTGGCCAAATGGTCCTGGGCCTCCCTAACCATTTCGTATCCAGCAAATGGCCTCGTCTTGTTTGTGAACGGCATTTTTACAAAAGCAGCCCTGGCCATCTCAGGAACAACCTTGCCCATCATGTAGGAAAGTGGGTATATCCCAAGAACGGGATGATTTAGGCTTCTTTCAAAAGCTGTTCTGTTAGGGTTGTAGAAGTGGATTCTGTTTGCAGCATCTGCAGTATCCTTTAGTGTAACCCGTAGAGCTGAAAGTAGGACCTCCTCGAAGCCATGCTCCCCGATTAGCTTGTTCATTCCAAACTGAACCGCACGAACATCTTCTGCGTCAAGCTTTTGACCCTTCTGAAGCTTTGTTAAGGCATTTTCTAGTCCCGGGAAATCCCCGCCATACTTTCGGAAGTTTGCCAGAGATGCCGCAAGGCTTTCCCTTGTAAATCCCTTTGTGTTAAATCCAGCAAGCTCTGGGTACTCCTTGATGGCTTTTGATAGCAGGTCGAAGTTCTTGACTGACTGCGTGGCGATTGCCTGTCCCTCATTGGCAAACGCTGCCATCTTGTCTATGATCTTTATGGCCTCGTCTCCACTCCTAACGCCAATAAGCTTAATGTTAAGTTCCGCCAGTTTGGAAACGTCGTTGCCAAGGGCAGCAGACTTTTCTATAGCGTCCTTAAGGATAATCGACTCGGCTTTTGCCGTGGCAATCTTAGATGCCTCGTCTGAAGCCCCGGAAACTTTGCCCCTGAGAGAAGACACGTCTCCTGCCAGAGATTTGGCTGCATCTGGAGATCCCTTGGCAGAGAACCCAAAGCCAGGTGGACGGTTTCCATCAAGAACGCGTACTGGGTTCACATAACCATTTTTAGCGTCACGTATAAGGTTGATTAAGATTTCTTTTGGGTTATTTGTTCCGTATGTCTTTGA